TATCTTTTTATACCCAGAGGCAGAGTCATCATAGATTAATACATAATCATTGTCCCCATCAGGATTTGCTGCTAATGCAGTTTGCCCTGTGATAACATCAGTATGTACCATTGCTTGCTGTACTGCAGTATTAGCAATAGTAGAAGTCAATGTGAATGTGCTAGAAGCAAGATTTGTAAGAGTTACAGAGCCAGATAAATCCCCGGCTAAACTGATCACAGGGTCTGCAGTAAGGGCGAGTCCTAAAACACCTGACCCTGCTGCTCCATCTGTATAAGTTGCACTGATTCCAGTATGCGAGCCGCCTGTAATAAGGCCTGCTGCTTCATCTTGAATCCCTTCTTGTCCACCAATTACGGTAACATCGGACCCTGAGTTAGTTCCTATAAATAAATTCTTAGAAACCTCAGAATATGCCAACTCTCCTTCAGCTAAACTGGTGGGAGTGGCTTGACTAGTACTGCGTTTAATTTTTATTACGTTTGCCATTTAAAAGTAACCTCCATTTAAAGTTACATCAGTATACTCTGAAGTATCTGAACTTTCCGATAGTTGTGCATCTAAGGTGATTTCTTCCCAAGTTGTATTTCTATAAACCATTAGTTTATTATCGGTTGTGTTGTACCACAAATCCCCTTCTTCTAGATTACTGTCGGAAGACGTAGGTGCGGTGGTTTGTACGAACTGTTGATCCGCGATTTGATGCAGAGCATCTTGAACTGTTGTTGCCGTTATAGTCCCTACGGGAGTAAACGAGATACCTGAGGCAGCTCCTGAACTCTCTGATGCTACTTCTTCTATAGCAGCCTGAATATTAGTTGCACTAATAGAGCCTGCCGGGGTGAAAGTAATATCTCCTGCATTCCCCACTGCTACAGAGTTAGTTGTTACAACTACTTCATCTGAAGTAACTGTAATAGTATTGCCCGTAGTCTCCGTGATTGAGACTACTACACTCATGAGGTAACCCCTGCATTAATAGTTGCGCTACCTTGTATAAGTCTGGTTACTACACTTGTACTAGAAGTGATTTCAACATCATATATATAGGTATATGCTGCATCTAGTAGGGCTGTCTGTGCCGCTGTTAGTGATAATTTAAATTTACCCTCACTAGCAGTAGTCATTGCTGTAGTCATACTGACAGGGCTTTCATCATATTGAGACTTTGCTAACTTTGACGCAAAAGTATACCCGGTTAGATCCATATCAGTACCCGCAGTAGAGTCAACAGCTAAAGCTAGCTCCCAAGTGGAACCCTGCTCTATACTTATATTGTATATTCCTGCCGCCATTGTAAAATCCTTATTTAAAAACCTTGCACGTATAGATTTTCTTTTATACGCGCTTTGAACTGATTAAAAGGTGTACACTAAATTATTTTAATGACCTTTTCTTATATGTTATTATATCAAATTCCATCAAAAAAGTCAAGACATAAATTTTTTATGCACCTTGTAACTCTTTTATCGCTAGGGCCTGCTTTTCGACCGTATCTTTCAACTCTTTAATTGCTTCGATATAAAGTGAATGCAAAGCATCATATTCTACAGTTTTGTAAAGGGTGTCTTCCTCTCCTGTTTGTAAAGGTAACTTCTTCTCTCTGATTGCTTGAGGTAGTACTTTTTCTACTTCTTGTGCGATTACTCCTGCAGATCTTTGACCATTATTCTTACGTGTAAACTCCACTCCGTTAAGTTGTGAAACTTTTTCTAAAGCGTTACTTACCGTAGAAATACCGGTTTTTAAACGTTCATCAGAGATAGTAGTTGAGTATGCGACAACATCGCCATCAGCGTGAAAATCCCCGTCTAACTCCATTCTAAACTTATTAGCTCCATTAACATAAAAGTCAGTTCTAGTATTATTAGTCCAAGAAATATAATCTGTACTATCCAGCCCTACAGACCCTCCCCCTATAGATACGTCTACAAAAGAGCTACCATTGTACAGCTGCAATTTACTATTAGAAGTATCATAAAAAAGTTGCCCAGCTACTAAAGAAGTAGTAGGTGCCGCTGCTCCACTGTTAGAGCTTTTAATAGCTGCTAATGCATCATTAATATCAGCTCTAGTTGCTGGAAATGCTTGGTTTGAAATGTTGTAATCGTGTGTTGCCATAATTTAATATCCTGAGCTTAGCCAGTTAAACGTTTGTTGGGACGCTTGGCTAGTGTTGTTGTCATAAAAAGTAATAGTAAAGCCTAAAGCAGTACTACTGGTTATATTGTGATAAATCTTATTATTAGCATTCATCATAGTTATCCCTACTGTAGGGGCGGTCTTAAACGGTACCGTATAGGTAACCACTTTAGTACCGTTATTAGTGCCTGAATCACTTTGGATTCCTGCTTGTCTCTTAATAGTATCAGGCATATCTATAGTAGTACTTAAACTAGAAACCTTCACGTTATGGGTAGGGTTACTACTTGACAGTTTAACTCTAAACTCAAACCCTCTAGCTACATAGTCTCCTATGAAAAAATTGGTCCAGTTACCCCAAGTAGGGGTGCCAGAAGGGTCGTCTGCGGTACTACGTACTTGTAGTATAGAATTAGTATCTGAAATGTCCGTACCATCAAAAAGACCCGATCTAACGTCAAAATTGCCGGACTCAAAGTCAAATAAGTCCTGGGTAGTAAAAGAGGTACTAGCAAAATTAGCTGTTAATCTGCTAGTATACACCTGCCCTAAGTCTATAGACTGGTCATCAAAATAATAGTACCCTACAGAGGCCAAGTCCCCGTCTATAATATAGTTAGTGCCGTCAGTTTGCCCAAAGATATTTGCATCCAAAGTTAAGTTATTACTATCATCTACGGATACGATATTAGCTGTCACTCCTGTAACAGTATTTCTTATTATCTTATATAGAACTGAGGAATCAAAAGAGCCTCCTGTGTCTCTAAGCACACTATTCGGTACTTCTACTTTATACCCCTCTCCGTCTTGATTGTCAAAAATACCCGAAGATAATACTAGTTCTGTGCCATCAACCCTAGAACTAACGGTGGCAGTAGTATTATCTGTGGTATTATGAACTACTTTACCTATTAATTCATCAGTAAAGGAAGCTGAGGGGTCGTATAATCTATCATACCCTGGCTCCATTTCATACGTATGCCCGTCTTTATCGTCAAATATCCCCGAGCTTAGAGTAATATTATTTACGTCTACAAATGCACTAACAGTTGCGGTAGTGGCGTCATTAGTATTTCGCACAGTTCTTCCAACTAGAGCTGAAGTAAACGAAGCTCCTGTGTCCCTTAGCCTGCTTAATTCATTATTTATAGTGTAGCTATCCCCTTCTTTATTATCAAAAATACCAGAAGATAATACAACCTCGTTAGCACTAGTGTAGGAACTAACTGTAGCCTGAGTGCTCCTAGTAGTATTTTTTACTATGTTACCTACCATGCTAGAAGTGAAGCTTCCTGTACTATCATATAAATTGGAGCTTCCTGCCTCTATATCGTAGGAGTGAGTATTTTTATTATCAAAAATACCTGAAGATAGCACTAGTTCAGTAGAACTAGTAAAGCTGGATACAGTTGCAGTAGTGGAGTCATTAGTGTTTCGTACCGTTCTACCTACTAGCGCAGAAGTAAAGCTTGCGCCGGTGTCCCTCAATACATTAGGACCTGCTTCTATCTCCCATGTATCCCCATGATCATTCTGGAAAAGGGCTGAGGATATCGTAATCAAGTTGCTACTGTCTACGGTAGATATAGTAGCAGTTCCTCCATCTGTATTGTTACGTATTGTTCTACCTACATCTGCAGCAGTAAAACTAGCAGATGTATCCCTTACCTGGTCCGCTTTAGTTTCTAACCTATATGCATCCCCACTTATACTGTCAAACAGATCGGAACTAAGGGTTAGTACGGTACTGCTATCTACGGAGGTAACAGTTGCAGTAGTATTATCTGTAGTATTTCGTATAATGTTATTTAACCAACTCGCATCAAAGGATGCGTTGTCATCGTCTAATTTATTAGTAGTATGTAGTATATCATCAAAACTACCACTTCTACTATCCCAGTTACCTAGTGAAGTATCTAAAAAATTATTGTTCTCTAATTCGGTACTGCCTGCGTTCAGTATAGCGTTATGCGTGCCTGTGGATCTAACGTCATCGTGTGTTCCTGTTCCAAAACTGTCGTGAGTTCCAGAAGCTATGTTCTCGTCGTGGGTACCTGAAGATATAACGTCATCTTCATGAGTACCTGTCACGTAGTAGGCATCATGGGTGCCGCTGCCTATACTAGAGGCACTTAGCTGTATTACATTATTAACACTATCGTATAATATACCTGTAGTATTACTATCATTTATACCTTTATCCGCTGTACTACTACCAAAGGTTGGATGCTGTGTAGACGTGTACACCGCATTTAGGTCCAAGATATCTGCTACATTGGATCTGATTTGAACCGAATTGGTAGACTCATTTCCAGAAGAGTCTAAAGCTTTTAATAAGTAGGTGCCAGACATAAGAGGTGCAAAATAGGTATCAGTAGCCCCTGGTATACTTTTAGTAATATCTGTAGCATCAGACCAAGTTACCCCACTTGTTTTACTAGTATATCTTAACCAGTAATACCCTCCTGTAGATACGTCTAAGTCAGCCACTTTAGTCCAAGACAAGTAAGCCCTATCTCCTTGAGCAACCATCTGAAACCCAGTAACGTCATTCGGCGGCACTAACTTACCATAAATTTCCTGCTCTAAAGATGCATAAGGTGAGTATAACATTAGAAAATTCTCCTTGTTTTAACTCGAAACTCTAGCACTCCTGCTGGGGCATCATCAATAGTAATGCCCTGTGAGGTAGTTTCCCCCATAGAGCTCCAATTAGTAATTGCGGGAGATTTACGTCTCCACTCTACATAATAAGAGGCTACATAAGGGTAAGTAGTAGAGGTCCCAGGAGTTTTAGGTGCTTCCCAGCTAAAAGTGGCTCTGTTCTTAATATTCCTCATAGAATCTATATATAGTTCTTCGCTAATAACTAAGTTAGAAGGTTCAGGTACTGCGCCACTAGGGTCGGGTAAGTTGCTTGTACTCTTTTGTGAAAAAGACAAATTTTGCTCTATGTAACCAAACTTAGCGCCATGGTACTTTAGAGCAGATACATCTACTACACTAGGCTCTGCCTCTTTAACATATAGTACTCTAAAGTCTTGGGCTTCTACAGTTCCTACCTCTTCTAACACCCACAGATAGGGGGTAGTAGGGGTATTAGAAAATGCAGAAGTTACTGTAAGCTCCGATACATCTTCTGTAGTACTAATTGTAGATACATCCTTTGTTTCAGTCCATATGTATGGCTTCCACTCATTAGAGCCGTGTGCATTTAAACATGCTGATTGAGTAGCTTCTGCTTGCTTAACTCCTGATCTTACACACGCCTGCTCCGTATTCATTATGGATAGTTTATATGTGTTACCAGATACTACAGGGGTAGGTGCGTCTAGTTTAACAACTGTAGTAGTACTACTAGATGCAATTCTTCCTCCGTACCTTACTCCTGCCCGGCCTGGATCCGCTATTTTTATTAGGTCTCCCGGTCTTATTGCTGCGCCGTCTAGCCCAGTTTTAAAGTTAACTACTTCCGTCTCATATCTTTCAGTATATAGTAGCCATCTGCCGACTCTATTAGCTTGTCCTTGTGAGGTACAACCTACCGCTCTAACGTCCTTAGAAAATATTTGGTTGTTAGCATTTACTATACCTTCGGCATCTTCTACGTATTCTACGTGCTGTCTATAGTAGTCATCTGGGTCATTCCAAGTAACGTACGCTACATTATGTCTTTGTTTTCTAGAAGAGCCTTCATATGTGAAACTTTTATCTAATACATTCGCACTACTAAAAGACATCACTGCCTCTTTAGGAGAGTCTTGAATTGCAGAAACCTGCCCCTGTTGCCAGTATATCATACCTCTAAAAATTGAGGCGATATCATTTAGTATTTTATAGGCTTCTTCTCTGCCTTGTAAATATAGGTTACAAGAGAACCTTGCCTCCATATTGCCCCAGCCATCACTAACTCCTGCAAAGTTACCACTACTATCTACTGCATCACAATATCTTCCTATCTCGTATAGGGACCATTTATCCAACTGATTAGTATCCAGCCACTTTCCTAGTCCATATCTGTCATCAGTACATAAATCATATAGTACCCAAGCAGGGTTACTTGTCCAAGCAGTAGTAAATGTACCATCCCAGGCTCCTGAATATAGAGTAGTCCCTACTGTAGTTCCTGTCCAACTTCCCCCTGCTTGCTCACACCTATCTTTACGTCTATACCCTGATAAAGAACAATGTCCTTGGTCATATGGAGTATAGTTACTAGGCACTTTTATTTTCAACCCTTTAATTTCGTAGCCTCTTTTAGGGATACTATTAAATTGTTTAGCATTTATCTGAATAGCCATCAAAGCGCTATTAGGGTACCTAAGTTTATTGTCTATTATTTTTGTATAAGTACCAAAATGTATATCATTGTTGGTTTGGGCGTCTGCAGCATCCTCTGTCACTCTTTCTACTTTAATCGCAATCTGGGTAAACCCAGAAGACTTCCAAGAATCAGGAATTTCAATTCTAAAAGCCCTTTCATATCTAGAAGTAGTTTTACCATCAAAAGAGGACGATACTAATTCTGTCCAACTTCCATTATTATCTTTTTCTAAATATATTTTAAATTCTACTTTCGAGCCATGCAGGCTACCTTTAGTATCTTGATAAGTTAATCTAGGAGTAAATAGTGTTACTCTTACTGCATCAAGGCTAGTACTATATATAGTAGTAATTACAGGGCCTGGAGCACCTTTTTCAACTTTCTGATTGACAACCATTTCAGTTTCCGCACTAGGGAACCCTGCGATGTAAGACTGTGAATTCGTACCCGGTCTAGTGTTATACACTACGTCATCAAAGTTTTCAGCCCCAGCTCCATCTTGTAGAGGAGTCTCATTTAAAAATATAGACTGTTTAGCATTAATTAGCCCTCCAATTTCTCCCTCGGATACTAAATCGATCAATCTAGCAGTGGACTCTGAGAATAACGTATTATCATCCTCGGAAGGAGCGGAGGCGCCGCCTCCTCCTCCTTTACCGCCCCCACCTTTACTACCTTGAATATTACCAGCGCCAAGGCCAGCATTGTGTACTCGTATGTTGCCTGCTATAAAAGTATGTTGGTTTTCCACGGTTAGATTGTAAACAGTAGTAGGCTCTAACTTTTCCACCCCTATTAAAGGGCGTAAGTGTCCATTCTCATCAGTTAAACAATCATCAAACCCTAGGCTACCTATCTCTACAAAGGCATTAAACTGATTAAGTACCCAGTGGTTAGGCGTAGCATCTAAGTGTCTACCGCCCCAATATGTGTACCTAGATACCTCAAACTCTTCGTGTTTATGTATTTTTAATACTTTAGAGGTATGCAATTCGCCCTTGTAATCAAAACTAAGTACCTTATCCCCCACTTCCAGCTCGTCTATGCGCACTGAAGAATTAGGTATACTAACTAAAGTATCCCCAGGGAAGCAACCCCCTTTTGATCCTGATATCCAATTATTATCGCTCATTTAGTCTCCTAACCTTGTATCTGTTCTGTAGTTATACTAGCACTTATCAATGCTCCACCTACTATTAATTGCCCATAACATACTGGGATTGCAACACCTTGATTAACTGTGTTTTCGGGGCCTCCGAATCCATGGTTCTCTGTCTTCTCTGCAAATTCTTCATCACCTAGTGCAGGAGGGGAAGGAGCTAATAGCTCTGCTACTCCCGTCATTACTAAGTTCATACCAATGGCTAATCCTAGCTGCCCCCAGCCCCAGCCTGCTCCTGCACAACTCGCGTATACACAAGATACAACTATGATAACAACTCCAATTATTATCTTACCCCAAGAACTTTTTGCTCCTAATATAGCGGGAATTATCTTTATAGTATCTGCAGAGGTATTTAGTACAAGCTCCTCAGCTTCTAGAGATTCTCTACCTGCCACTATCTTGTACCCTATATTTCTAGATTGTGAAGTAGATAAAAATTGTTCAAATCCTTCTAAATTAGCTTTTAAGGCTCTGATAGCTTCTGCAGGGGATTCTATATCAAACTCCCATTCCTTACCGTATTTTTC